TGCTTCTGCCCAGTTGCCCAGTATTGAATCTAAATTGCCCTTTCCTTCTTTAACGGTAGCTATACCGTCATTAAGAGCTTTGAGCGCGCTGAGTACAGCTACTACTTCCCCGATCATTTTTAGTAACTACGAGCCGTCTTCTTCTTTTTCTTAGAAGACTTCTTCTTGGTGTCTTTCTGATTCAAATTACACTGCTTACCTTTACCTACGTGCATCTCTTAACTCCTCTTGATTGGCCTTAACAATCCTAGTGAGCCGTTTTAAATAATCGCGAACCGCGTCCATGTCCTCGATGTTAGCGTCGATCCACGTACTCATTTCAGCATGTGTTTTCGACTGGATATCGTCTCGTTTTGCCGCAGCTTGTTGCGCTACAACTTCAGTCTTACTGGCTTTGAATTTAGCTGGCACTGACTGTCCACTCCTTCCTTATGAAAGCGACCTCATCGACGATGATGGAATAAGTAGCAGCCACATCAGCCGAAAACTCTAATGAACCATCTGTGACTACAACTGTTTGTTCGTGATCGATAATTGCCGTGCAGGGAACGGGCAAACCACTGAGTACGATTTCCGCAACTCCGTCAGCTACAACAGTCGTTGAGTCCCAGGTTGCAGTAAGTGAAGCTTTATCCTCTAACACGCCGTTGTTTACCCAAGTGTTCTCCCAATTAACTGTAGCGGAGTCGTTCCATACGAAGTTCGTTTCGTAGATTTCTTCTAGCTCAGCTTTTGTCTGTCCTGGCTGTCCTGCCAAAGTCGCTAATATTCTTCCTGCATCATTAAACTGCACCCACATTAGCGCTTGCCTCCATGACCAACGATACTTACCCAAGCATAATTCACTGGCTGAGCGGTATTATTGTGGAGCACACACTGGATTCTGCATTTAACGGTTTGGAGATTACCAGTAGCTGCCCTTCGCACGGTCCAGCTGTCAGGGCCAAAAGCGTAAAACCAATGATTAGTAACCTGAGTAGATCCGTTATTTAGCGTCGTAGTAATTAGCATTCGGTAAGTACTTGGGTTAGCGCCGTTATTACCCACCAGACCATTGCAGATAAATATAAAGCCTTGGCCGTTCCCGTGTGTCGCATCGGATGTCATAGCGAGAGTTATATCTGTAACTCCAGCATTCCCAACTTGCACATCAGATACAGTGACAGCGTTCTGCCCAATCTTTATCGTGGATACTTGAGCGTCACCAATGTTCGCGGTAGTTATTTGAGCTGCACCAATCATCAACGTATGTACTGGTGGGTTTCCGACTTGCTGCGAAACGAGCTGTGATCCACCCAGCCTTATTTTCTGAGCATCAATAGTGTCTGCGCCTATACGGTCGGCGTTGATTATCCCAGCACCAATTCTGTCTGCGTTTAAGATTCCGATTTTAGCGTTAGTAATTGATGCGTCTAAAATCGCAGCAGCTTTCATGTACGTCACACCGCCCTGAACAAAAAACGGTACGTTAGCTGCAGTCGGTGTAGTAGTACCCAAACCGTCTGCTGTTGAAGCGGGGTCAATGACCGCGAACTTATTAGCAGCAACAATGAACGCTGACGTTGGAGTTCCATCGACATCCGTGCTGCTTAGGCCGAAACCCGCAATGTGCCCCTTGTTATCGATCTTGACTGAGTACTGAGCTTTGAGGTTACCGTTCTCAGTTAACTGAGTTGTCATTGCTTGCTGCAATGTAACTGTCCCGCTGCTGCCATCAGGGTTTGCATAACCGGAAGCTAGTGTTGTAATCGCACCTGATATCGCATTGTTTGCAGTAGTTTTTGTATAGTGGTTTTGGTTCAGGTGCGAGTAAGTAACTGCACCACCAGCAACACCTTCAACTGACCCCATCCTTGTTAGCAAGCTACCGCCACTATAAGCCGACGTATAACCAGTAAAGGTTTCTAGGCCAGGAATCTTTGCAATTGGAGTAGAAAGAGAAGTGGCTAATTCGCTAGCTGCAATCGCGCCACCTAACACTTCTAACTGATGCGCCACATCTGTCGCAGTTGCTGCTTGTGTGCCACTCGTAGAGTTCCATGCACCGAACGTTCCTGCGGTGTTTACGTGTCTAATCCAGTAATAACGAGTAACACCACTACCAACCGGATCAACAAATACCCGACCTGTGTCTACTCCCGTTAGGGTTGCATCGCCAAGGCTATTGGATGTGTGCGACCAAATCTCTGTTTGGCTGTGCTTCGAGTAATTCGGAAAATCCCAAACTAGAATTATCTGCGAATACGCTCCGTTAGCTTCGAACCCTGTCGGTCGGAATGGAACGTCTGTTACTGTCGGGCGTTCAGGGTCAACAAATCCTGGCCCTGCTTCGGGGTTATTCGGGTCGAAAGGATTACCTCTCAATTCTTGAGCTAGCCCCGTAGCTATCAGCTCTCTGAGCGTAATCGCCCGATCCACTGGATCGCCTCTTCGACCTAACCGTATCTCAACAGCTTCAGCAAGCACTTCAAGGTACGCCCGTAACGCTGGGGATACACCGGCTGGCGGCTTAGGGATTCCTGGGACTTTGGTGACCTTTGGGTTCATGAACCACGAATCTCTTCAATTGATTGCGCTAAACAGAACTCGTTGATATCTGTGCCTTCGACTTGTATTTCCCATTGATGTGAAATGTGAGACGGCATCCGCATAATCGGCTCTGGAATAATACCGCTACTAATACCGCTGGGCACAGTTATATTGTGAGAAAAGCTGGCCCCACTATCTACTACATTGATTGTGTTACCCATCGAGTTACCGTGGACAGCGCAATAATATTTTAATGTGTCAGGTGCATTGGCAGGGACAATCAATGCAATCTTTGCTCCTGCGTTACCAGCAGTACCCGTCACCACCATCGCGCCTGTGTACGCTACGTCATCTCCCGTTTTAAACCTCAGTGGGTGATTCGTATTACTCGCGTCTGAAAGATCAAAGGTGTATGTATTACCCCTTTGAAAAGCTAGTACAGGAGTAGTCCCCAAACCTGCAATTGCGTACTTATTGCCGCCGTCTGCAACTACTGTAACGATGTAAGTTAAATTGTTATCAACCACATAGTGCGCGACTAACGCCTTATCACCATAAACTTTTACAGTAACTGGATAGGCATTAGCATCTACACTTACCCAAGCCATTGATGTTGGGGAAGCTGTTGTAAATGACTTAGTCTTAAACTTTAGAGTTTTCGATGTAGTCCCGCCTCGGTACTTCCTAATTTTGTTACCAACAATGATATAAAGTTCACCGTCTTTAGGATTCATGTAGCCGCCACGAACATCAGCTGACAGCGTCAAAGTGGTAAGCGCGTTCTCCGCACCTCGCGGATCGAACACCCAACCGCCACCCGCATGGAAAGCCACGTAGGTTCCTTCGTGCTTAAACGATCTAATCGTGGTTGGGTTATAACTCGCGTTCCACTGCTCAACTGAAACTAAACCTTTTGAAATCACTTGGCCTTGAGCAGATTCTACAGCACACAATCCATCTGGCCCTGCATACAAAACGTAGTCGCCCATGTCCACGACGCTGCGTGTGTTAACACATGCTTGCGCTAAGTCTACGCGGATCGCGGTCATCGCACTTGGTTCAGTACCCGTGATGAAATAAGGTTGTCCATCAGTTAATGCCACGACACCGTTAGCAGTTGAAGCAATGGCAACGATGTCTTCTTCAGTCGTTATGCGGTAGTTGACGGGCCATGCGTAAGGGAGAAAGGGTTCGCTCAAACAAAAGCGCTTGCCTGTAAAGCCGGCCATAACGCCTTGCGATAGGGGAATAAGACCTTTCAACATCCCATCAGGGTATAAACTTGTATTGTCATCCGGTGGGCCGATCCAAGTGCTGCTTGGTAACACCTCACCTAACGTCGCTGCATCCTTCTGGTCTGTATATGTCGTCGCCGTGTATGCGACTTGATCTACAAACTGGAATGTTGTGTTGGTGCTACCTGTGTTTGAACGGTAGACACGCTTGAGCGCGCCTGTCCCAAAATTATAGTTCCCCGAAGGTTGCGCGGCGACCGCCATCGTTAGCGCCGCATTTTGCCCGTCTGACATAGTAACGATTGCACTTGGAGCTGACGGCGGCCCTTCTTCGCCAAACGCAGTTACAAAAGTGTAGACATAACTAACATCATTCGGAGTGCTGTCAGCATCTGCTGTTCCTGACCTAACAATCGTTGGTGCGGCAGAAGGAGCCGGAACACCAAGTCTATAACTGTTTACTGGATAACCAGATGAGCCACTTACTAAAGTAGTTACTGTGCCCACGCGCGGGTAGTCGTCACCTGTATAGTATAAGCGGTCCAGCGTATCGCCAGGAATTGGGCCAGGAACTACCGACACATCCTCTTCAGACCATTCCAACCAACTTGTATCGCGGTAGTAATAGATAGAACGGCGAGCCGCGTTCTGCAAAGTATAAGCATCAACGTCATCTTTGGTCGCGACTAACCTTCCCGATTCGAGATCCACGTTCTCTGCGATCTGACCGAACTTCTCCGAAAGTAACCGTGGTGAAACGACAGGCGCGGTTCCTGCAAATCTATCAAGTTTTAAATAAGTCATACCGTTACAACGTAGGTCTGGTAGCTGGAAAATCAGACGTTGAGGGCCAGCCACGCAGTGCTGTTCTATAAGCCATTGTTGCTGTGTGATCTGGGTGATCGGTAAGTGGCACTATAAAGTCACTCGACAGCAGCGCCATATTACGCCACTCACGGGCTAACTCTTCGACAGTAGGTTCTGCTGCTGCCTCTGACCAAGCTGATCCGTTCCATGTTCTACCTACAAGTTTTTCATCAAACGTACTAATAACTATATAGTTAGTAGGTACGTTATCTAACGCTTGCCCATATTCAACTACGTTAGTACAAACATCGTCACTGTCTAACTGTGCATAAGAAATACTAGACATATTCAATAACCTCCCACGATACAATTGGATCACCGACTGTTTGCGTGTGGTACTGCCAGTTATACCCCGCTGCAAAACTAACTGTTGTTGAGTTTGTTAAAACACAATACGATGAGATTGCATTCGCCATCCAAGTCGCAGTGCTATTAATACCACCTGTCCCCCAACCGTTTTTATTTGAACATGTAACAAACGATTTACCCGTGTCCACTGAGTTAATTGTCACAGTAGCCGTGCTGTTTCTGCCAACAGTTACAGTCCCCCTCTGTATTCTTTTTATTGGGGTTGATGATCCTATTACCGCCATAATTTATCTCCTTAAAGGACTAACCATCCGATTGTTGAATTTATGAAAATAAGCTGCGCGGCGTTGCCTTGAGGCATCGTCGAATCTCCGGCTGCACTATTAATGTTTGAACCGTTTCTGCCAATTGTGAGTAACGCTGCCCCAGCATTTTTAAACGTGACCGTGTCTCCCGCTGAAGGTGACGCTGGTAGAGTGATCGTGAATGCAGTTGAAGCATGGTTAGCTACTATTTGATCGCCAGAAAGCGCGGTGTACGCAGAAGTTTTAACCAGCCATGCGTTATACAACCCGCCGCTCGTGACCCAGCTCGTGACACCCGCACCGTCCGTTGCTAAAACTTGGTCGGCATCTCCGTCATTAACAGGCAGCGTTAAAGTGTAACTAGCGCTGACAGTTGCAGGGGCTTGCAACGCCACATATTCACCGCCACTTGCATCTTGAAATCTGACATCACCTTGAGCTGTTAAATCTACCTGCGTAGCAACTAAAGCAGCACCAGGAGTATTAAAAGTTACCCAATCTAAAACACCTGAACCGTTGGTTTGTAAAACCTGATTTGCATCGCCGTCATCGGCTGGCATCGTGAGCGTGTAGGAAGCACTAATTGTTGCCGGTGCTTGCATCGCGACATACTGACCGCCACTTGAATCTTGTAACCGAAGATCACCTTGCCCAAGGATATTAACTTGGCCTCCAGTGAAAGTTCCGCTGATAGTTGTATCAGTGCCGCCGGTTAACGTGCCTGTCATTGCAACAGCTCCAGCGTTAACAACGCCAGATCCGGTTAAGTCAAGGTTGTCGCCAGACGGTAATTCTTTAATGCCAGAAGCATCTGCGACTAGTGGAAATCGATTCGCCATTTAGGTTACTCCTATTTCGATAGAGCCTGACCGCGTAGTCACGAGAAAAATGCCCGCAGCGATGTCAATTTCTATGGTTGATGCCCTACCGAAAACTTTGACAGTTCCCGATGTTTTTGGTTGTTCGCCAACGAATGGCATTCTATTCTCCTAGTGTTGGACGGGTAGAGGGGAAGTCAGAACTAGCGGGCCAGCCACGAAGCGCAGCACGATATAAAATTATATTGTCACGGTTAGGCCAATCTGGTGTTTGAGATGCTGTGTCTGTTGCAATAAGCTCCTGACCTCTCCACCTTCTTGCCTCTTGTTCAGCCGTTAAAGCAGGAATTTCTTGAGGTACATACGCTTCGTAATACTCAAAGTTTGCAGCCATAAACGCTTCATCAGCGGTTACCAGCGGATTTGTTACGTTCCCATCAGCGTCTTTTACTACCCATAAATTACTCATAATTTCTCCTTACCACGGCAGATATTGAATTAGAACCAAACCAGCACCGCCTCTACCGCCTATCCCTATACCAGCGGTTGACCCATCAAGAACCCCGCCTCCCCCACCGCCGACAGTGGAAGAGCCGCCTACGTTGCTAGAACCGGCGACTCCCGCTCTAACTTCATGTCCGCCAGACAAATCCCCGGCATTAGGCGTTGCGTTAACAGTATTGTTATCGGTGTCATATCCAGTATTTTTAGTTCCAGCCAAACCCCCAATAATCACTCCGTACATAGAATTAGCAAGTCCCGCTTGTGTGCTTCCTGCGTCAGTTTGCCCAGCTCTTCCATTCGTAGTTTCTCCTCCTGTTCCATAAACGCCTACTGCGCCTCCACCACCCGAATAGCCTCTACCACCTGTGTTGTTAACATCGCCATTTGAGGCGGTGCCTCCGGGGGCGTGGTTTGGGCTAGAGTTGACGTTCCCGCCGGCCCCGCCGTTGGCGGTTAGGGTTGCTGACAATCCTGTCCCCGCTACGGTAGAAGTGCCGCCCCCTGCTCCACTGTAGTTGCCCTGCGGGGGGTTAGCCGCCGCTCCAACAACTACAACAAAACTGCCGGAGGTTGTTACTGCTAAGGAATTCTTTTTGCAATAGCCGCCACCGCCACCGGCTTGGCCGTTATTGCCAGCGCCGGCCCCTCCAGCTCCGATTACATGGATCGCTATTTTTCCATCCATGGGGGGTACCCAGGTCTGACTTTTAGTCAAAAAGAATTGGGGAAATACTCCTCCACCACCACCGCCACCTAATGAAACTGGCATCTATACCTCCATCCAACCGAGCGTAGCGTCGGCATAAACAAGTTGAGTTCCTGCGCTTGCAGCAATTTCACCGCTATCGGCAGTACTGTTGATTTTATCTGAACCGTTGCGAGCGATAGTTACTGTCGCGCTACTGTTGTTTCTAACAGACACGCTGTGTCCTTCTACGCCAGCCGGTAAAGTAATTGTTATCGCGCTAGAACCCGTGACCATAATTTGCGATCCGTTAACTGCTGTGAAGTTCGCAGTCTTAATAAGCCATGCGTTGTAGCTCAAAACGGGGGCAGCAACTGTCCCAAAACTTAATACATTGTTCCCGTCCGTTTTCAAAAACTGACCGGCTGTTCCGTCAGTGACATTGAGCTTTGCTATGTCTACGCTGTTGGCGCTTAGATGAACTAAATCTACTGAACCATCAACGTACTGATCAGAGTCCACAGAGTTTGCCGCAAACTTTGCTGCGGTGATTGCGCCGTCTGCAATCTTAGTTGTGGTTATTGAGGCATCAGAAACAGCTAGAGTTTTGATAAGACTGTCATACCCAACGACATAGTCGATTACATCTGTGCTAGCTAATGCGCTATCAAAAATAATCTGAGAACCGTTAACAGTAAATCCTGTTACAGGTGCTTGAGTCACGCCGTTAAGACTTACCAGTAAACTAGTAGCACCTGTAGGAAAATAAGCCGCGCTATCTTTAGTTAAATTATAAGTTGCTGTCGCAGAGGTTGTGATCGCGTCGAGCAACACATTGCTCTTTCCTGCACCGCCACTTCTTCCAAGGAAAGGCATCGTTATTCTCCTAGAGTCGGCTTAGTGTCAGGAAAGCTAGACGTAGTGGGCCAGCTACGAAGTGCTGCTCGATAAGCCATATATGCCGCGTGTTGCGGATGATCTGTTAGCGGTACTATAAAGTCGTTAGCTATAAGTTCTTCGTCTCTCCATATTCTGGCAATCTGTGCAGC